ATTGTGATGGGCCAAGCATGCAGCATGGGCAGTTTGTTGGCCAGCAGCGGAACTCGAGGCAAACGCCTAATGCTACCGCATGCACGTCATCTGATCCACCAGCCACTGGGCGGTGCCCAAGGGCAGGCTTCGGATATCGAAATCCAAGCCAACGAAATTCTGCGTATGAAGCGCCAGCTTACTGAAATCTACGTGGAAAACACTGGTCAAGACTATGACAAGCTGGTGCAGGACATGGATCGTGACAATATCATGACTGCTGAACAGAGTATCAAGTATGGTTTGGCTGACTTGATTGTGAGCAAGAGGTCCTAACTATGAATAGATTTTTATCGTGGTATTATCAAAACAACACGAAACTGAGTGCTTTGGTGGCTGGAATGATGTTGACCAATATGATCAATGCACTATATCATGGCCGCTATGGTTCAGCACTGTTTGACTTTCTGCTGGTGATGCTTAACCTTTGGTTTTCTGGGCTACTTAGCAGACGTTGATTTTTTCTTAGCAGGTGGTGGCGCGATCTGTCGTGCCTTGGGCATGGGCTTTTTGGCCTGAACAGTGGCAGATTTGGTAGTGGTTTTCTTTTGTGTGGTTTTTTTGGTTGCCGCAGGTTGAGCAATCAGCGTACTAACAGCAAACAGGATAGCGAATAGTTTCATAATTTTCTCCCTGTGTATTTATGGCAAACCAAACTGTTTAAAATAGTTTGCCAAATACGTTGACAAACGTAAACAGTTAACGTAGACTTAAAATATGCTTGCAACTAATAGTTGCAAATTAAATTTCAAACTTAACTTAAAGGATAAGAAAATGGCTTTTACTAATATCAAGACTTCTCAGCGTGAGTTCCTCATTGAGTACCTGCGTGGTACTGGTCGCGAACTGACTCAGCCCCAGGCTGAAGCACTGTTTGGCATCCAGAATCTGCGTGCTCGCATGAGCGAGGTACGTGACATGGGTCTGCGTGTTCGTGTTCGCGCCACGCAGAATGGCCGTATTGCGTATTCGGTCAGTGCCCGTGATGTCAATGGTAGCCGCGCTCGAGTGGCTGCCTAATCCCAAACAATCCAACCAAAAAGGCCGCCTTGTGCGGCCTTTTTTTTATGATTGACTACAGGAAACTCATCTGCTACACTACTGATATGAGCAATCTAATTCAAATAGTTAAGAACCAGATCCAATGGCAGAAGATGCCCGAACTGGATCAGCAGATTGTGCGAGCTGAGAAAGACCTCTGTGAGGCTTATGATCGATGGCAGAAACTTTTGGCAGCTCGAGACGCTGAACGTTCAGCCAAGCAAGAAATCAGCTTGATGATTCGTGACGTTTATCAGAAACATCAGTTCGAGGTGTAGAATGCACGAACGCCACCTCAAGGTACCTAATCCGGGCCCGTTTGACTCAAACAGAGAGCGGCACCTCAAGCACCCAGCCAGCAGTGTCAAAACTCTTTCACAGTATCGTCAAACAGAATATCTTCGCAAACCAAAACAACCATTGACCTGGTTCCAAAAATTAAAAAACATTTTTGTAAGAAACAATGAAAAATTATAAAAATACCACAGCTAATATGGTGATTGAGGAGTTCAACCAGGCTATTCAACAGGCTACTCAGACTGTAAAGAGCAAGGACGACTTCCTCAACTGGTTTCAAGCCAATTGGCAATTGTTGGCGCTGCGTGGTTATTATTGTGAACGCAGACATCGACGAATTCGTATCCCCAATACTCAATTGGTCACTGTGAAGTGGGACGTTGACAATATGGGCTTTTATCGTAATTCGCACAGTTGCCCACGAGGTGGCGTTATCAATTTTATCAATGGGAAGGGCGATACTAACAAACCCACTGGCTATATGGGTTGGCGAGGATACATGAGTTGGCGCTACACTGGCAATGATCCTCATTACTTGTGTGGTGCAGACATGTTCAGAGACACCATAATCCACACTGGGTCTGGTGGTGGTGGAGATGGCCACCCCGGGTATGAAGTCACGCTGTGGGCAGACGATTGGCCTGCTTGGAAGTTGGCTGAGGAACAGCGTGAGATGTGGAAGACTTTGAAAAGACAGGATTATTAAGTAATGTTTGAATGTGATTGCTACAAGATCGGTGGCCCTTTCGTAGGTGCCGATCCCAACTGCCCCACACACGGCACCCAAGCAGATGAACGTCAAAAAAGAATCGACAAGCTGAGGGATCAACTGGAAAAACTGAATCTCAGTGGCCAACTCTCAGATGCAGTGTATTATTCTTTGTTAGAGCTAGTCTCACTCATTGAGGATTAACATGGTACAGCATAATCGAACTGATGATGACAGACACAAGTATTTGATTCCCGACAATCAGCTCAAAGAATTTGATAGGTTGTCCGAAGCAATCGAAGACGCAGAATGGCTGTCAACCGATTGGTACAACAAAGTCGCAGAATTTAATAATTTATTTTCCAAGTACATGGTTGGGTAAAAATATCCACGTTTGGTTGACGCTGAAAACCAAATTTTCTATACTAAAAGAGTACAGGAAATATGTTTAATCCAAACAAGTCGCCCGTTAAGGTTTATGGACCTGGAATGCTCACCCTGCCAGTGGGGTTCTTTGCTGCTCGCAACCAGGGCCAGCAGGTGCAGGTGTTAACTGAAGCGTTCCAGCATTCCAACCCTGCCAAACTCAGTCGCTTGCTCAACAAGTTTTTTGGGCTGTAGAATTTGGTTGACAAATTGGTTGCTATGGAATATGCTTATTAGGTTTTACATGAGCCCAAAAGTTGGACCTGGCGAGATAAGTTTTGTCACAAAACGAACATGGTTGACTGATATTAAACCATATGTTACAATTTTGATATGAATACCAAAATTCCTTTTTCACAAGATCTGTACATGACTGTGGGCTCCAGCGGGATTGACTTTTACTGTTGGAAGGATGATGCACCATTTGCGTTTTGGCACATTAGTGATCAGACGCTGCTGATCTATTCAATGCCAAAGATGCCCGCAAATGACTTTGCAGCCGTCATTCGAATTTTTATGTCGCTGGGCAGCAACGGTTGCTAATTTTGCATTTGGTTGACACACTGAACAACGTTTGCTAAACTGGTAAAACACATGAGCTATTCGACAAAAAAACATGAGTTCCCTGTTGTGACTGCGGAACAGCGAATTTTCCTCAAGAGCAAGCAAAACTTTTACGATTATGCACGATCGTTACTGGAACCGATTGGTTTTAAGATCGACGATTACAGCGAAATTGAGTATACAGACAGTGTCGAACAGCGTGAATGGTACCAAGTATCCAAATTTACAGTAGATCATTACGTCAAAGTCAATGGATCCTGGACCTACACCTGCAGCTCGCGCCGACGCGATGTGGATCGCAAGTATCGTTGCGTGGGTGGCCCGCTCGATGGCACCAACATCACATACAGTGTTTCTCGAAAAACAGCCGAATACATTATGTTTAACTGTGGCGAGCGAGGCGTCAATCCTGAATTTTCAGCTATGTTTATGCACACTAGCTTGATGTCCAAATAAGTTGTTGAAAACAAAGGAGCAAAAATTTTCCTTTAAAATGGTTGACACTTTGCACACCGTTTGCTAAACTAAAAGAGTAGCAGTTAACACAACACACAGGAGCACATGATGGTTAAGACTGGCGAGTTTGAGACTGATGTTTGTAATGGATATTATCGTTGGGAGAGAAACAACTCTGATCAACGGACGTTTAGCGCAGATTTTGCTGCTTGGCTGTTGTCGCAAGGTGTGCCGGCTCAATATGTCGACAAAGTGGCTTGGGTTGCATACGACCAGGGCCACGCTTACGGTGAGGAGTCTGTGGTCAGTGCGTCTCACAATTTGATTTCAATCTTTCAGTCTTAATTTGGTTGACACCTGGCGCACCAGGCGCTATACTAAAAGAGTACAACACCATGAACTACGGAAAACTAGCCGAACAAGCCAAAAGTATCCAACTCGCTGCTCAAAAGTTGCAAGCGTTGGCAACCAAGCTGGATGCCATTGATAAGAAGTTTGACTCTACCGGTGAACTAACAGACGAAGAGTTCAACTTGATCAACTTTACTGGGGATCAGCAACTGCGGGATCTTGCGTTCAACCTGCAAAAAAGCATCCCCAACATCTACTAAATTTGCAATTTGGTTGACACTTTGCACACCGTTTGCTAAACTAAAAGAGTAGCAGTTAACACAACACACAGGGGAACACACAATGTCCAACACGATTAAGCTGAGCGACGTGGTTGACTTTATCCGCCACAGTAACACTACTGAGATTGACATTCTGGCCAACGAGGTCACCCTGCGACGCAATCGCAAGGCAATGGAGCTCAAACGCGAACTGGGCGTCGGATCTGTTGTCAAGTTCACTAGCTCCAAAAAGCGTTCGCCTTATACCTACACTGCGGTGATTACCGACAAGCGTCAGACGCGGGCAACGGTGCGCATCACTGGTCCCGCGTGGGGCAATTATGCGGTTGGTAGTTTGGTCACTGTGCCGTTCGCCATGCTGGCGGAAGCCTAACCTCAACAAAATCAACAGGATACAATCACATGATTTTCATTATCGTTCTCGTTGGTGTGATTTTCTTTGCTTTGACCGAGCCTCGCTCTTAATCTGTTGAAAATCAAAGGCAAATAATTTTGCATTTTGGTTGACCCCAGTTGTACCATTTGCTATACTAAAAGAGTAGCAGCAAACACAACACACAGGAGACAACACAATGGCTAAACTTCACATCGTTACTCAGTACCAGGAAAACTACGGCGCCCACGATTGGGACGGCCAGGGTGACTGCCCGCAGTACTGGAAGTTTAAGGGCGGCGATGACTATTTTGTGCTCAACGTGGACCTCAATCGGGCTGCTGAAACGGTTGACGCAGTGCGTTCCCAGATTGAATGGGACACCCAGTATAGCCGTTCTTGGGTGATCAACTGGGAAGTGGTTGCAGACGATTTCGTCACTGAATTTGAACGCAATCAGCTGGAGTGGGAGGGAAAAATCTCTTGGCCCGTTAAGTGCTTGAAGGTCAATGAGTTGGTGGCTCAGTGAGCCACCAACTCAGGTGGTAAATCTTCACATTTTGGTTGATTTTGGTTTCACCGTTTGCTATACTAAAAGAGTAAAGGAGATACATGTTCAACAAAACTTTTTACAAACGTCCCAATCACAGCTACGGGTTTGCAAACGCGGCAGCTCGGAAATATCAGAAATCAGTTCAGATTTGTACTTGGAGTGCTGAACAGGTGTTCGCTGCTGCGGTAACGGCTCAGGAAATTAACGGTGAGTATCTGAAATACCCCAAACACAATGAGCAGGGCAATGTGACGGCTCGCCCCAACAAAGAAGTCATGCGGGAACTTTTGGTAAACGGTGCAGAATTTACTGCTGAGCAGATCGCATCGGGCAACCAGGTTCGTGATCACTATCAACAGTTATTGTTTGAACAGATGTCTGGGGAGCTCAAGGAATTCCTGCAGAATGCGCTCAGGATCTCCAGCCGCGCAGAGTTTCAGAGCAACGATTGGTTGGATTTGGCTATTGTGGCTGCCCTGCCCAGTTGCGCTCAGCGTGATCAGATCCGCCGAGCTGCTGAACAGAAACGGCAAGAACTTGCTGAACAGAGTCAGTTGGTGGGCGAGATTGGTGATCGGGTAGAAGGCGATGCCGAAGTGATCGAATGCCGTTGGAGCCAGAAGTGGAACTGCTGGACTGTGAACGCTCGCTTGGGCAACAATCTGTTGTTTTTCTTCCACAAGTCTGAAGTGTCCGGCAAGATCAAACTTCGTGGCACAGTCAAAGGTCACCGCGAAAACAATGTGACCCAGCTGAACCGAGTCAAGATCGTTGGTTAATTTTTAGCAAATTGGTTGACTTTGGTTAGCCAAGTTGCTATACTTAGAACATGGGCAGAGCCCACACACAAACAAAAACAAAGGAAATTAAAAACATGTCCAAGATGAATCTCAAGAAGCTTACGATGTCTTTTGCCACTGCTGCGGTGCTTCCTGCTCCGCCTGCTGTGGAAGCAGAGGAAGTTAATGTTCCTGAAGTGAACCGTGCTGCGGTGAGCAAGCGTATTGCGGAAATGAAGACCGCCAAGACGCCGGTGCAGACGGATCCGGATCAGGTCAAGACTCCGCGCACCATCAAGGCCAAGTCTGCAGAGCCGGTCAAGGCCAAGACCAAGCCTGAGCGTGACCCCAACAGCCTGCTCAGCAATAACCAGCGCACCTTCCAGGTGGTGGGCACCACGATGTTCAAGGGTGTTCAGAAGATCTGGTTTGCCAACGAGACGGCCACCAAGGTCAAGAACATGGAAAAGCAGGGGCACACGGAAATCAACTACTTCTCCCTGCCCAAGGCTATGACCAAGGCAGAAGCCCTGGAGCATTTGGTGCAGCACCCGGAACTGCTTCCGCAGGACCTGGTGGCCGAAAAGCGTGAGCGGTTCATGGCTGCTGTTCGCGCCCAGGCTCACACCGACGCTGAGTAACCCTTACCGAAATTGTGCAGCGACCAGGGATGGGTTTTACACCATCCCTGGTCCGGTTCAAGTGCCAAATATATTGACTGACAGAGTTTTTTCTGTTATAGTTAGAATACGATGTATAAATAATATCGCAACGGAGAGGTGGCTGAGTTGGTCTATAGCGCCGGTTTGCTAAACCGTTGTAGCACCTCAAAGTGCTACCGAGGGTTCGAATCCCTCCCTCTCCGCCATAATTTTTTGGATCAACATAAATAAGTTTGCCATGCCAAAGACATCAACAACACTGCCACTCACTAAAATTTTGTTTGTTCTGAAAAAAAGAAACACTGTTTGGAATACCAGTGATCAGTATGCTGCTGAACTCAGCAGCGGATTGTTGAACAGTGTACGGTTTGTGACCAAGATGATACGTGAAAATTTTGGTCAGTGCTTGCCTGTGCTGGAACAGGTGGTTGATGGAAACGACATCAATCGTGTGGTGTTTCAGCATAAACCAAATCTGGTGATTATTGAAGCACTTTGGGCTACTCCAGAAAAGATCAACGAGCTTAGTTCGCTTTATCCCAACGTAAAATGGATTGTTCGACTGCATAGTGAAGTGCCGTTTTTGGCCAACGAAGGCGTTGCCATGGAGTGGCTTAACGGGTACTCCCTGAATCGAAAAATTTTTGTCGCTACCAATAGTGTTCGTGCCCAGCGTGAACTCAACCAACTACTACATCGAGATGTTCTGTATCTTCCCAACTGTTATGAAATTGAAAACTGCTAGCATCGTTAACATCAGTTGTTTTGGCGCCATTCGCCCATTCAAGAATCATCTGAATCAGGCTGCCGCTGCCATTCAATTTGCCGACGAAATGGGTTTTGAGTTGCATTTTCACATCAACTCCAGCCGGGTGGAGCAACGTGGTGACAGTATTTTGAAAAATCTTCGCAGTACTTTTAGGTATCTAAAAAACCATCATCTGATTGAACATGATTGGATGTCACATGAGCAGTTTATTTGGTTAATTCGAAGTCAGATCGACATGGGCATGCAGGTGAGTTTCACTGAAACCTACAACATAGTAGCAGCAGACCACATTGCCAACAATGTACCAGTGGTTGCAAGTGCCGAAATTCCCTTTGTGTGCAGATTGTTTAGAGCACAACCCAATCATGTGCCCAGCATGGTGCGAGCTCTCAAGATTGCCTACTATGGTTCTTTTATTGGGTTACAGCGGTTAAATCAAAAATTGTTGTGCAGACACACCCATCAGAGTGTGGAAGCCTGGAGAAAAACTTTAAAAGATATTAGTGAATAAGCGAATGTAGCTCAATTGGCAGAGCACTGGATTTCCATTCCAGATGTCGTGGGTTCGAGCCCCACCATTCGCTCCAAATTTAATCAAGCGGGATTAGTTTAATGGTCAAATGAAACCTTGCCAAGGTTTAGTTAGGAGTTCGATTCTCCTATCCCGCTCCAAATATTATGCACACTCGATGGGATGATCAAACAGTTCGTCAGCTCAATGAACGTCAAAAAGACGGTTCAGTGCATCCTTATACCTGCGGCGCCCCTGATTGTGGCAAATGGGTCGATTGTCTGAATTGGGCCGGAGAACCACACGCGGTGTTCTTCAGGAGTGAACTGATTACCACCACCGATGGTTGGGTTTGCCCCAACTGCGATTACACACAAGATTGGTATGTGTGATGAATAAGCGAATCAATATCAAACCTCTACTAGGAAATCCTGAACGTCGACGTGATTTAATGGTGCAGTGTATTATAGCAACACAAGCTAGAGAGGGCATTGTGACCACGAAACAGCAGGCTGAGGCCGCATATGACAAGATACTTCGTTCAAAGAAATAATAAAACTGCAATTACACACAAGATTGGTACCCCTAATGTCTAAGAAATTATTGTTCAGCGTCACAAAGAAAGATTTGATTCGACAGACCTTTCGCTGCGGTGGCAAAGGCGGACAGAACGTGAACAAGGTAGAGTCTGGTGTTCGATTCATACATGAACCCAGCGGTGCTCGGGGTGAAAGTTGTACAGCCCGTCATCAACATCAGAATGAAGTGCTGGCGTTTGAGAGACTGACGCAGACTGCTGAAATGCAGCGTTGGCTCAAGCTGGAAGCAGCCAGACGCCTGGGCAATCCTGTGCCCAAAACTAAAGAAGAATTAGAAGCAGAGGTTAATGCTGTTGTAGATGAAATGATGAAACCAGAAAATCTAAAGATTGAGGAATTTAAAATGCCCATCTACGAATATGTTTGCGTTGAATGCAAGAGTGAACTGGAACTCAAACAACCAATGGATCAGGATCCAGAACGTTGTCCTAAATGTGGTACTACTCGCAGCCTAAATCGAAAGATCAGTCGCTCAGAGTTTGCGCTCAAGGGACACGGATGGCACAAGACTGATTACGCTGGCACTAAATAAATTCAGGAAATAAAATATGCCTTGTGTTTTTATTGGAGATAGCCTTGCGTATGGTACTGCGCAAATGAGACCTGATTGTAAGAACCTGGCTGTATCAGGACGCAACACTGAACAAACTCTGTTGCAGGTTCACCAGATTCCCAGAAGTGCTGATCATGTACTGATCAGTGTGGGTGCAAATGATTTACCCACCAAAAAAGCCGAGTTGAGGAAACAAATCATAAAACTCAGAGCCACGTTGGCCTCGTATTGCGTGACCTGGTTGCTGCCACCCAACAATCGCGCTGCTAGATTGATTATCACCGAAATTGCCTCTAACTATGGTGATCAGGTTCTGGATGTGAAGCCCTGGGTTGGTGCAGATGGAGTTCATCCCGGCAGATCCGGATATCAAAAATTGGCTAATCAAACACGTGATGTGGCTTGTGATATAATTTTCAAATAGTTCCGAATAATTTGGGTTATTAAACTCAATTGCCCTGGACTTTGACTGTGAACTCCAACGGAATCAGAAGATACCTAACCGGTGTGTGCTAAATACAACGAGGAAATTCCCATGCGAATACTATCACTTTTTTTGGGTTTGACGTTTCTTATTCCAACTCAGCTGATGTCACAACCCAGATGGCATTATCATCCGGGGTATCGCCCATCAGCACCCTATGTGACTGGTTCGCCAGTGCGTTACCAGCCGCATATGCATCGCCCAGTTTATCGCAGATCAGATGGTAAGGTTTCCACTGGCACTGCGGTGGCCACAGCAATTGCAGTGGGTGCGGTGGTGGGGGTCATCGGATATCAGATGGGCAAGAACAGCAACAGGCAATCCACACAAAATTGCAAAACAGTCACTATCGACAGTGATCAAAAGACGGTGTGCAGAGACATGCAAGGAAATTGGGTTATTCAATAAAACATGTCCTACCTAACATTAGAAGACTTGTTAGATGAAAACATCAATTGGTTTTGTACAACTTGCAATAGCTGTCAAAAACCTCTTCCTGAAATTAGAACTTCAGACGACGCAGAAATTGTTATTAGAATCGTCAAAGACCACAACAACAAATTGTCTTTTTTGGGCTATCATGAGGATTGTTGGTACAAATCAACAATTAGGAGTTAAATGACCAAACCAACTATGTTCGATCTTGTTTCTGACAGATTGATTTTTCATGCACAACATTGCCCATATTGCGACAGCTTATTGGATTTGGATAATTCGCCTGGTGTTGCTTTGACTGCCTATCAAGGTCAATTTGGACATGTCATTATATACGGTTATCATACGAATTGTTTGCGTGAACGGATGAAAACATTTTTGTTGTTGGGTGCAATGACCATTGACAACGCAGCCTAAAGTTTGCTATACTAAGAGAGTAAAGGAATTACAGGGGGTTCGCCAAGCTGGTAAGGATACAATAAGTTTTATACAGGGGAGTAGGAAAATTGGTAACCCCACGGGTCTTTGAAGCCTGCGCCGAAAGGCATTGAGCGTTCGAGTCGCTCCTCCCCTGCCAAAAATTTTATGACAACCCAAAACTATCGGCTCTACAGTCTTACCAACTACTACCTCAGCAGCCTGCAGAAAGGTTTGCAAACTGCTCATGTGGTTAGCGAAATGGCTAGCAAAGAGCATGCCAATGCGTTCACTCGCCCGGTGAAGAAAGCGTTCCGTCAGTGGACCGATGAGGACAAAACCATTATCATGCTCAACGGCGGCAACAACGCCAACATCAAAGAATGGGCCAAGTATTTTGAGAAGTTCAGCGATCGCTATCCCACTGCATGGTTCCAGGAAGACGACGACAGTCTGGCTGGCGCCTACACTGCTGCTGGCATCGTGTTGCCCTGGGCAGTGTACAGCGGCAATGGCGTTGGCGCAGATGCTGAACTGTATGAAAAACTCAGCAAACTGTCACTAGCAGTATAAGTATTACAAAGGCCGATTAATTCAGCGGTTAGAAAGTTTCCTTTACACGGAAAAAGTCCGGGGTTCGAATCCCTGATCGGCCACCATAAATATTAGATGCGTCTACTCAACGTCACATCAGCAGAACTCAATCCTGTGGGTTATTACACACTGCCTCTTCAAACCGAAGATCAGCATTGGATTCCTCCCAGCGATTGGGTTCGTCTTTTTGACCAAAACGGGTATGCTCTTTGTGAAATGGAACAGCGGTATGCGCAAGCCAACAAACATGTTGTGACCGAGCATCGTCCCTGGGAGCAGGTGCTCAAGTATGATTGGTTCACACAGACACCAGTTGAAGAAGGTGCAGTACTCAATCACAGCATGTTGTTTGAACGCAAAGGTGTCAGCGGTCAAGCACTTGCCCAACTCAAACAGTGGTGTGATGCCAGACCAATATTTCACAAAGTTCGCAACATCAGACCCAAGTGGGGACTGGACTTCAGCATGGACTGGGTGGATCGCGATGGTAACGCCTTTGAAATCCTGCACTGGGAGTGGGATGATTTTAATTTCCATGAGATAGAAGAAAGAAAATACAAGTATCAACGCATATTCTTAGGCATGGACTGGCAACATGCTGGTCAGCAGTTGCTCAAGCATCGTAGCCAATGGCAATATCTCAACTTCTTTGAACAGAGTGATTGGAAATGCAACTATTTTGGTATTGAGAAAGAACAATTCAAACAGGTGGTTTGGTGAAACTGGTGATTTTTGGTCCGATACCAGGAATCCAACCTTGGGAACATAATATTTCATATGTTTGTTGAGGAACATATCTTCGTTGTAACGGATCTAATTTATGAACCCACTTTTTCCAGTATTGGCTTCTTTGATTTTTTGTGCTTTTTCAGGACTGCATTTTGGTCTTACATTCCAGTTCCAAGTTGGGTCAGCTGCTTTTGCCTTTGCTTTTGCTTTTGCTTTTCGTGTAGCTGACATTTTTGCTTTTTCATCTTCTGTACGAGGTACACCTTTGTTCCAAGCAACTCGGCCTTTATTTGCTGCAGATATTTTTTCTTTCCAATCGTTTGTAAAGTCGGCAGAAGTTCTTCCAGTCTTTTTTCCGAACATTGGGCTGTTTTGCCCTTTTAATGTTTGGAGATATGCACTACGCTGTCGCCGTAGTAAATCATATATAGTTGAGGTAATTTTAAAACCTTTGTCATGCTTAGATCCTCTACAACACATTCTCCAAGCAGCATGTATCATCTTACTTTTTGCTATTCCAGTTGTGAATTTTGGTAATAATAAATGACATATAAAATGTTCTCGTCCGGTTAAGGTTGCAAGATTGGATTTAGAATTGTTGCCACCCAAGCTCTTAGGCAAAATATGATGCTGTTCAGTGTACACAGAATCTTCTAAATGTCTTGATTTTGCACGATTTATTATGTTATAATACCATTGTAAGTATTTGTTTTGTAAATACATTAGCTGTAACTCCGTATAGTTATAGAGCCGATGGATATTGAGACTATCGCGATCGGCATTCTTATTTATACCTTTGGAGAAAAAATGGAACTATCAACAATGATAGATTTAGAAACTCTGGCCACCACGCCAGACGCAGTAATTCTGCAGATTGCTGCGGTGAAATTTGATCCCTTTGATGACTATCTGACTCGCGGCGTCGGACTAGCAGACCTGCAGACGCTGGACATCATGGTGGATGTGGATTCTCAGCCTGACCGAAATGTCAATCCCGAAACACTCGATTGGTGGGCTCAGCAAGACCCGCAGGTACAGGAACGCATCTTTTCTCCGGATAATCGAGTAGCATTCAAAGATGCATTGATGACCCTGCACCGATTCGTGTGGAACAGCAGCGGCCGTATCTGGTGTCAGGGTACCAGTTTTGATATCAGTATTCTAGAACATGCTTACCGAGCCATTGACCACCCTTATCCCTGGCGTTACTGGCAGGCACGTGACAGCCGCACACTGCTGGATCTGGTTGCAGTGAATCTGCCAGTGGCCACCCACGACGCAGTAGCTGACTGTTACCGCCAAGCCACGGGGGTTCAGCAGGCACTGGCTACACTAGGCGTTACCAAATTCGTTAGGTAATTTCTTCCCAGTTGACACTGGCAAAAACGTCCTGATTGTTGCCAGTACAAACCATTGCAATTATAAACTCATAAGCAACTGGAGTGAACGTGTTTCGCTCCAGTTGAAACTTGAATGGATATTCCTGCAAGCTGGGAGCGGCTGAACTCTGATTGCTGCTGATAATGTATCCAGTTTCAAACACTGTGCCGCTGGACAAACTGGTTGCTGTTAAGTTGTATTCAACATGACTGTCGGTACCAGCACTAACCCATAACCCGCCTGATGTAACGCCTCTGCTGATCAATCCGTATCTAAAGCTGCCCGATGAAGTAACTGCTATGGTGAAATTTTTAGGTACCACAATGGCACCCAATCGATCACTTTTCAGTCGGATGCTCAGCAGTGGATAAGTGACACCCGGACTGCTCATACGATAGGGCGCAGTCAAAGCGTGATCCACGCTTCTGGGTCGGCCTCTGAGTTCATACCCACCTTCACTGATCACAGTAAAACAAATCTGTCTGTAGGTGCTAGCACTGGCGGTGGTGTCCACGTTTTTAATTTCCACTCTGCCCGGCAAACAGGCAGTGGTCATGTATGTGCTGGTTTGCAGATTGGCATGATGAAAACTGTGACAGTGAATGAATTCACCATTGATCACAAATCCGCAACGCACTGTGCCCACACCCAACCATTCTATGTCCAACCAAAAAATTTGTGATTTGGTGATGTCTAACACTGTGGGATTGGTACCTGCGCCATCCAATCGCTCCACATTCCATTGGCTCTGTGGTACCACAGTTTCCACCAAAACACCAGTTGAATAACTGCGCAACACAAAACTCAGCACATTGTCCTTTAACTGTATGTAAACTCCATTCTGTGCGTCAAACAGTCCAGCTCGTTGTCTGAGATTGGTTTTGGCCGGTGACATGGTGAAGGTGATCATCATTTGCAAACTTTTGCCCGGTTGATAGGCAAACACACGGCTGGTTTCTCTAATCACTTCAGCATCTTTTGCAGTGCCCACTGCCATCAATATGCTGCTGCTGTTGGTGTCGTGTGTGCTGGTGCCGCCGCCAGCAGTAAACACTTCAGCTTTGGCATTGTCCTGGTATCGGTGAACGCTATCAAACAGTGTGAAAGGTGCAGCAATTCTCAGTCTACCAAACGCATCACCGGTGGTTGCACTGCTGCCCGATGTGGTTCGCAGCACAGGCTCACCCTGACTGTTGTAGCTCATTGCCCTGTGCAAATTCAGCAGATTGGTTTCCTGCGGATGCTCATAATTGGTGCTGTTGGTTCTGTTTGGTAAACTCATATGAATATTTATTTGAGTTCTGTTGTAATTATTGCTATAATATTACTAAATGCAGTCAGACTTGTTGTTTCATCATGTTTTTATTTGCAAACAGTGCAATGGCGCAATTGGAAATTCTGGCACATGCAATCCAGGATGCGTTAATGATTTGGTTTATACCAAAAAGCGACCCAGGGGGTCAGTTTTGGTTCGAACCTATACTCTGACTCTGGTCTCAGAAAGAGAGTACCCGTGATTACCAGAGTGATTGTAGATATAGGTGGGTGGGGCGGCAAAAAGTTGGTGTATTATTTTGAAAATGAAAAGCTAGCTAATACCTTTTGTTCAATGATTAAAAAAAGCATGAGTGGTCTTAGTGTAAAAATCGAACCAGCCACCGTATTCGATATAATTCAGGAGGCACAGTGACAGATCACTTTGTTCGTTGGCAAGTATTTTACAGAACTGTGGCTGGGTACGGGGGTTGGAACACTGATGAGTTTGACAATGAGGCTGAGGCCTGGAATCGATATCATGAACTAAAAAAATCCACTTATGTTTGGGAACCAAAACCGTTGACTGTGTTTGACCTAATCAAGCGAGGTGGCCAATGATACCAGTATGCTGGAGAGTGATCTGGTACGATAGATGGGGTTATCGCAAAACATCAGACTTTGAAAAATATCAAGATGCCGCGGGTTGGTATAAATGTTTATGCGAAGATCATACTGTGCGAGGTGCCATCGAGCCCTTACCCAAAACAGTTTTTGATATTTTACAGGAGCTAAGTCAATGACACCCAGCTGGGACCATTACTTTTTAAACATGGTGCGCACAGTGAGCACCAAGAGCAAGGACCCGCACACTCAGATTGGTTGTGTGATTGTGGGACCGGACCGCGAGATTCGCACCACCGGCTATAACAGTTTTGTACGTGGTTTAAATGACTGTGTGCCTGAACGGCAAGAACGTCCGGAAAAGTATTGGTGGATTGAACATGCTGAACGCAACGCAATTTACAATGCAGCAAGAATGGGTACCAGTCTCAACAACTGCACCATCTACATCCCCAGCTTGCCCTGTGTGGATTGCGCCCGTGCCATTGTGAGTGTGGGTATCAGAGAAGTGGTCAACAGCAATCAAGCAGTAGCTGCCTGGGTGCAAAAACCGCAATGGCAAGAACACATTGAGCGTACTCAGCAGATGTTTGCAGAATGCGGCGTCACCATGCGTGGCGTGGATTTTGAGGGGTTTTAACAACAATGATACCATTTGAAAAAGCCTGCGAACAATATGGCTGGACTTTCGAGTATCACACCACCGCTGATCATCGGTATCAACTGATTGTTTGCGTTTCAGTGAATGGTTATATTGTGAGCGTAAAAGATTTAGTTTGGCGATACTATCCCAAATCAAAATACAAAGAACTGCGTCAATCTCACTTTAACTCCTATCTAGTATTTGATCTAGGCACAGCGTTTGACTTGATAGTAAATACTGCACAGGAAACAAACAACGACATAGACGCAGGGATATATTATTGCCTTACTTCCCATTGACTGCCGAAAAAGAAAGCTAACATGTTCATTGATATGCCGCAAGACTTCAAAAGTGTCGTAGAACGATTGGGGTTCGAATACACCTTTTACAGTAAAAGGAAATGGAATTATGTAAAAATCACAGGTGTGAATTCAATAACAGAGAGTGGCTGGACTCGAAGAATCAAACAGTATTATCCTGCTGCCCGACTGATACGCCGGACTGATACAGAATTAACCTACAATATAGGCACAGTGTTTGATCTGATAGCAAATCCCACTCCGGTTCTGGATTTTAGTATGAACATTTTCAGAAGTGTGATGCCTACGGTGATTGCCAGTCAAATTGTGGGTGTTCAACCAATGATTACAGCATCCCGCCCATCGGGTAGCTTAACTGTTAAGCAGGATGGCGACGAATAAATTATGCTACCGGGCGCCTTTGGAGATTTGCTTCGCTGGGCACCAGTTTATAACTGTATTTGTACATTTCGCCAAAGAAAAGGCAGATATTACGTGACTGTGCTCAGTGCATATGCAAGAGATTATGGCAGAGATCGACGTGCTATTTTTGATGAGCTCATTCGAGAATATTTACCTCACGCAAGGCAAACAAAAGGCTCTACCTTTTATCGCGCCACGTATGATATTGGCACAGTGTTTGATATGATTTCAACTATTAGCAAATGACCAAAGAACAGCAAACAACATTGGAAAAGGCTTTGCGTGAAAACGGATTTCGTGCTGCCATTTTTCGGCATGGCAAGAGCTGGCGATTGAAGGTGAGCGTGAGCAAGCTCACATGTGAATTTGTTAAGGAAGAATACGACCGCAATGAACGTGGCGCACTGGTTTGGGACGACGCAAAGCGGGGCTGGAAAACAAAACAAGTGATAGAGTTGCGCCAAAAAACTGTTTTGGATACCAATCTCATACAGAGTTTTCTAATAACACACGGCTTTAAGTATTCCAAGTTAATCCGCAGCGGATCATCCGACGCACTATTTGAAGTTGATCACGATCATAATTTTTGGAAAATCCTGTCAGAATAATCGATCTTTGTGGTCTGTCTGGTATAAATAAAAACATGCACAGAGCAAAACATCACTCAATGGTTTCATTTTCCGCCCAGCCAAATTGGGCCAATAGAGAACCCATCTATGCAGGTGATGTTGGATAAACGTATTCATAAAGTACACTCCAACAGCCTGCAAAGAAATTTGCAGGCTTTTTTGTTTTTGTGTTGACGGGCTCGGTAGAGCTTGCTATACTAAAAGAGTAGAGGACAGCTAACAACTCAGCAGAAACTGACAGAATACAGAATAAGGTGAAGAGCAGGAACCGAAACGGTAAAACAGGCCTGCCGCTAAACTTTAAAGTTTAGTTCAATTCTGAGTCCTTTAAAGTCAAGCTGTTAAACAGGTTGACAGCAACGTTAGCAGATGCTAAAATAGTATTTGTTAGCACAGTTCATTGACAACAGAATATTACCAAAACAAACAAACTATCAGAGTGTATTGATACTTTGGTGTTGAGATAGGCAGCTGACCACGGTCTTCCTCGCTACTCAGCACGTGATGTCTCAAATGCAAACAGGTCGAGATCCAACGTTCGACATCAAAGTTTGATCAATACACTCTGGGTAGAGTAACAAAACAAGTTTAATAGCGGGTGCCGTCCATGGAGGACGACTGGTCTTGATTGTATAAATAATGTATGAAAGGAAACACTCATGCATATTTGTCAATTTTGTGATCGCATTTGTAAAAATGCAGGTCTTTTGTCTATTCATCAATCTAAATGTAAGAAAAATACAAACAGAATTCCTGCTTGGAATGAGGGGCAAACTAAATTTACTAATGCCTCTATAGCTTCAATTGCTTCTAAATTATCTGGGAGATTACGGCCAGACATTTCAAAGAAATTAAAAGGAAGAAAATCAAATTCTCCGGGAAAATCTTTAGATCCTGAAAAAGAACAACAACGCAAAGACAAACTAAGAGACGTCGCTAAACGTCGAAAGTTAGGCGGTTATGTAAAAGGCTCAGGAAGAGGCAAAAAAGGATGGTTCAAAAATTTCTTTTGCGATAGTAGTTGGGAACTAGCGTATGTGATTTATTGTCTAGATCACAACATTTCTATTGAAAGAAATTTAGAAAAAAGACAGTATGTTTGGAATGGTGAAGTTAAGAATTACATTCCAGATTTTATTGTCGAGGGAAAATTAATTGAAATCAAAGGCTATAAAACTGAACAATGGGAAGCCAAGTTAAGTTGTAATCCAGACATAACAGTTTTGTATGCAAATGATCTCAAAGATATTTTAGAATACGTGATTAGGAAGTATGGCAAAAACTATACTTCAATGTACGAAAATTAACAATTTTGGAGGATGCTGGGGTTGGCTCCCCACACAGTCTTGAAAACTGTAGTATCCCTCGGGATAATAGTTCGATGCTATCATCCTCCTCCACAATTTTTAAGTATCCAAAACTGCCGGTGCAGGTTGGTTCAAGTGATGGTCAACGCCCGTTCGACTCTGGGCAGGATACGCTGATGATGGTTATAGGTTAAATTGCTGGATGCAAACCAACCTGAACTGGTCGAAGGTTCAATTCCTTCAGAGACGTAATTCTCGATAATCATCCACAATTTTTATGGGGTGTTGGTGCAGCGGTTAGCATTGGAGTCCTTCAAATTCTCGACACGGGTTCGAATCCCGTACACCCTACCATTTCGATCATGTCTCTGTTGTTTGGGCATGATCACTCCCAAAGAAGCGATGCAAGGGACGCTACAAACAACATCATGCGCTCGTAGCTCAGTTGGTAGAGCATCTGACTTTTAATCAGAGGGTCCCCGGATCGTACCCGGGCGGGCGCACCAACACTTTTGCCTCCGTAGCTCAGCTACAATGAGAATTGACGATTTCGTAAGTAAGATTTAAGTTAAGTTTTGGTCCCGAGCCTGACATCGGTCTTCTAAACCGATCCTTAGAGTTAGGTGGACGGCATGAGGTTCGATTCCTCCCGGGACTACCATTTTAATCTCAGAGGTTCGAATCCTCTCGGGACTACCATTTCAACTGTTTTGTGGCGCTGGGTTTAATTCCCAGGCGGTGGCCCATAGGGTGTCTGCAAGCTGCAATAGACAGTGAACGACGAAAGTCACAAAACAGTTGACAAAGATGCAAAAATGCACTAAACTAAATACATGATGCAAAAAGATTATCCAGTGCTGCTTCGTTTCACAGCCAATGCACAATTGGTGTTGGACGTTAAGTACAAGAACGGATTTTACTTTGAACATTATGTGGTGCTGAGACAGCAGAAAGAATACATGCACGAGTTGTATTCTTCCATATTCAAATCCAACGCAGAGAGATATTTTGAAAATTTAGCTTGAGTTGACACCGGGCTGCTAAATAAGCAAGTGGTGGACAATGTGCTGTGTGCTATCCACAGCGTTCAGTAGATGAAAAGTCGAACAAAACAGATAGCAAAGATTAGTACATAAAAATCAGCGAGTTCGTTTTAAAAATACTCCACCAAGCATAAATAAATGTAGGAGATTTTTAAAATGGTCAGCTGTATTGTTTGTCAAAAACAATTTTCAATTAAAGGGATTCATACTCATTACGAACGAGCACATGGGTCACTTGAAGTTAAATCAAAATATTCTTCCGGTTTTAATGGAAAATACCATACAGAAGAATGGAAGACTCGCCACAAGTTACAAATCAAAGCTGCTTTTGAAAAGAAAAATGGAGAAATGAACACGTTTACCGTTTCATGTTTGGTCTGTAACAAGTCGATTGAGGTAATTGAACCAGAACTTTCTTTTCCTTTAAAAGAAAAATATTTTTGTTCTAGATCTTGTTCGAATACAAGAATTCATTCAGACAAGACAAAACAAAAAATCAGTGAGAGTCAAATCGAATCTCTTATAAAAAGAGGGAGGACTGTTCAAAAGTTCAAACAATGTAAGGTTTGCCAAACTTCTTTTGCTCACAAGCATCGAAGAGTTTGCTCAAATGAATGTAAAGAAATCGCAAAATTACAAACTAGACAACGCCGCAGAGCTCATCTTTGCGAGAAAAGAAAATACAGAAAAGAATGTCAGTTTGAGTTTAGTATAAAAGATTTTCCTGGAGAGTTTAATACAGACCTAATACAAGAACATGGTTGGTATAAGGCCTCAAATAGAGGTAATAACCTAACAGGAGTTGCACGAGATCACAAAGTAAGCGTTGAATGGGGATGGAAAAATAAAATTTCTCCCAACATTATAAAACATCCTGCTAATTGTGAACTAATGTTGCAAAATCAAAATCAGAAAAAAAGAACAAAATGTTCCATTACATTAGATGAGTTGCTTCAAAGAATTGATGAATGGAACAAAAATGGACTAATTAATTTTTGGGGGTAGGAAATGCTTGGGGTGTTTACCGCACTTGCAATGCGGATATCAGAAGGGTTCAAATCCCTTTACCTCCACCAACAATTTTTCGGGGCGTAGCGTAGCCCGGCTATCGCGTCTGCTTTGGGAGCAGAAGGTCGCAGGTTCGAATCCTGCCGCCCCGACCATTTTAATTTAGCATTTTTGGAGCAGTTGCAGAGACTGGTGTCTGTACCCGGCTGTAACCCGGGCGCCCCTTGCGGGTATGAGTGTTCGAATCACTCCTGCTCCACCATTATTGATCATAGCAGGTCGATCACAGATAAAATTGAGTACCATCAGGATGCTGTACAAAAGTCCTGTTAGCGAATAGTGAGTTGGGGGCTCAATACCTTACAAACAGCGGGCCAGGCACAAATACCATTTGTGGGCGCAAGTAACCTGGGATTTCGGGAGAAGGTGACCCGGAGCCAATTTGAGGGAATATGAATATCATCGATTACAGTGACTATTCCTAATTTCACCAGACGAGCCGGTGAAGGTGAAATCACAGTTCCAGAACTTGAGAATCCAATATCTGGGGTAGTTTAACAATGGCAAAAACCAGGGCACTAATTGGGTGCTAGTTCAAAGCTAACTGATGCGGGTTCAAGGTCCGCTCCCAGGATCAAGTTTTAAAGAATTATAAGTGGGTGTAGGCAAATTGGTTAAGCCACTACACTCCTGCTTTCAAAGTTTCGTCGATGTTGGCAAGTTGGTTAAGCCACCTGACTTTCACTCAGGTCATACACGGGTTCGATCCCCGTCATCGACGCCAAAGTTTCATTCCGGGGTCGCCGAGTTGGTAGCAGGCGCCTGACTGTTAATCAGGAGGAGTTTATCTCCCATCGTAGGTTCGAGTCCTACCCCCGGAGCATCTGGGGTATAAGAAATTATACCCCAATTAAAATTTTAAAGTCTCGAACCGGTATAAATACAAGTATGATGTATTATACCGTTTACAAAGTTACAAACAAAATTAACAATAAAGTCTACATTGGATGTCATAAAACAAAAGACATCAATGATGGTTACATGGGTTCTGGAAAACATTTAACTTATTCTCAAAACAAGTATGGTATAGAGAACTTCGAAAAAGAAATACTATATATTTTTGACAATGCAACAGACATGTCAGCTAAAGAACGTGAAATTGTTAATGAGCAATTTGTTGCTGATCAAAATACTTACAACCTAAAACAAGGTGGTCAAGGTGGTCAAGGTGGCTGGGACTTTGTAAACACTACTGGTAAAAATATTTACGGAAATAACGGATCAACACCAAATGTTAAGGACAATTTTATAAGAGGTAGGCAAACTCAGACTATACGAAGACAGAATGACCCTAATTATGCTAAAAGCATTAATGAAAAAATTTCAAAATCATTGAAAGGTCATGAGGGTTATTTTAAAGGCAAGAACCATACTGAAGAAACAAAAACCGCAATAGGGAAGAATTCATCAGTACACCAAAAAGGCTCTGGCAACAGCCAATATAACACTAGATGGGTTTTTTCGTTAGAAGAAAAAAGAAGTATGAAGATAAAAAAGAGTGACCCTTTGCCTGTTGGTTGGTTCGAAGGCAGAAAAATAAGTTTTAAGTAAATAGTTCATTACAGCCGGATAGATCAATTGGTAGATCATCTGACTCTGACTCAGAATGTTCTAGGTTCAAATCCTAGTCCGGCTGCCAAGTTTTTATCGGTGCGCCAACGCTGGAGGGTTGGGCTGGTCTCCAAAACCAGTGTGAATAACAAGTAACTTAGAGAGTTCGAATCTCTCCACCGGTGCCAAAAATTTTACGGGATGTGGCTCAGCTTGGCTAGAGCGTCTGTCTGGGGGACAGAAGGTCATCGGTTCAAATCCGGTCATCCCGACCATTATTGAATTTGCTAACCCGGTGTGGAAGGACACACTTAGAGTTGGAACTACTCTCACAAAGTCGAAGGCTAGAGGATGTGAGACATAGCCATAGGCTGGTTTGTGCGGGGCCGAGCGCAAACTGGAGCAGGTATCGAATCCTGCGGTTAGCATAAATAACTGCATGAAAATATCTGCACTACTAGAAGTCACAGCCGTTGATCTATTTCGTAAAATAGACGGACTGGATGCTATGATTGCTGATCCAGCAACCACAGCAGGCGAAAAGCAAAATGCACAAGAGCTGAAACGCAAGCTGCAAAGCCAAACAAATGGGTTTTAGATGGCCCATTTTTACTGATGTTGAACAGTTCCGCCAAGCATTGGACACGGCTCGCACGGTGGATCCACACACCATTGGTGCAGTGCAGAACATGACTGAACACGACACCATTGAAGACATTGAGGATATGGTCAGCAGCTATCAACGTCCCAGAGACGTTCAACGCATTGTGCAGGGTTTGCAAACAGGCGCAACGCTGCCCATGCCCATAATCCTCAAAGGAAAACGGGGCATGTGGATTATGGCTGGTAACACCAGACAGGCCGTTTGTCAAGTGCTTGGTGCAAAATGTCAAGCACTGTTGGTTGACGTTTCCAAATAAAGTTTTGCAAATGGTTGACTGAGATTGTGCCGTTTGCTATACTAAAAGAGTAAAGGAAAACACGATGCAAGCTTACAACAACATCAAGTTTTATGAATTTCCTGATGTGGGCGACATTAAAGAACAGGGTCGTCGCAGCCGCGTTGGCCGTATTCCTCGCGGCGAAGGTGCTTGCCCTCGCTACAAGGACCACATTGTTTCTTACGCTGATGGCCGTCCGGGCGTCAACCTCAATGAGGGCAAGATTGTTCACAACGACCGCGGCTACTGCCGCCCCAAACACAAGGCTGCCGTCCGTCGTTACCTCAAGCGCAAGGACCGCGCCATTGAAAACCGTTTCCAGCAGCTGGCTGAAAACGACTAAGTTGTTGAAAACAAAGCAGTTAAAGTTTTGCAAATGGTTGACTGAGATTGTGCCGTTTGCTATACTAAAAGAGTAGCAGAAAGCAAGGAGACAACATGCTTAATGAGTTAATCGAACTTGGAAAATTTTTCCTATTCATTGCAGTTGTTGCTTTAATGGTTAGGACCCTCCAACATTTTTTTGAAGGCGAATAGCCAGGTTGACAACCTCAACAGCGTTTGCTATAATAAAAGAGTAGCAGAAGTAAAAAACAAAAAAAGGTTAAAGACACACAATGCACACAAATTTTGAATTCGTTAGTATGATGTTGTTCTTCCTGTTGTCCTTCGTTTGGACCAGGCGTGAATGGTACAATTTTGCAATCAAGTTCCTGTTCTTTGTGATGGGGATTTGGGCATTGTCGTTGATTTTGAAGTAATACTTTAAACAACTTCCCACAGAGTGGACTGTTAAACTGAAACACGTTTAATGGAAAACCGTTTCGACGTTGGTTGCAGTTAGATTGTAAACTTGTGAACAACCCTTTACAATGGCTATTGCCATCCGTAGATGTGGGAACAAGATCAGGAGAGAAATGAAAATCTACCAGTTTCATCCCAAAGTTTTTACACAGCCCTACGCTCCCTATTTTGATGCGTACAAAGGTCATCAGTTTGTAGTTGATCATG